ATTATGCACCCCAAGAAGGCCAGTTAGGAAAAGATTTAAGTCAATTAATGACGGGCATTGATTATGGAGGTGTTATAGTAGACGGGTTAGGATTTAACATAACAACAGGATGGAGTTCACAACCTTATTATACAGACAAGTGGGATAGTGTTGACAGTAAATTTGATGATTATTTTGTAACTGTTAGTGCTGGTACCCGTACGTTCCCTCCAGTAAACGGAGTACCGTTTCCTAGCAGTTGGAGTACAGGCACTCAAGTTAACATATACCATGTTAAAAATAACGTTGACTCTTATGTGTCTAACGGTATACAAAAAGAATTTGTCTATAATCTGCTTAATAATAATTCAGTAGTTACTACTGTTGCAACAATACAAACTGTTGGATTATCAAAAACATTTGTTGAAGCAGGAAGTTATGATACCACGTTAAAACTTTCTGATACAACTGGTATAGTTGAAGGAATGGGCATTATAGGAATTGGATTTGCATCTAATGTTGCGGCATTGGTTACCACAGGCATTACTGGAAACGGATCAGTAGTTACAGTTGCCTTTGACACCCAAACTACTCCTCCTTACAATGTGGGCCAAACAATTATAATATCAAATGTCCTACCAACTGCTTACAATGGTTCACATATTGTTACAGAATGTACCACTACCTATGTAAAATTTACAGCAACAACTACGGGATCTCAAACACGTCCAGGTACTGTTCGAGGAAGTTCTGTTCATACTGTAGATTCAATAGTGGATTCAACAACAGTACGACTAAGTAGAGCTCCAGACAGTATCTCAACTGGTCAACTGATTTTTACATTTGGATTTTCTGGAAGTACATACTTGTCTGTAGCTAATTCTGCTAATATACATATAGGAGACGTGGTTGCTTGCTCAACGGTTAAGGCACTACTGTATAATGCAACAGTTACAGAAATAGTTAATAGCACAACTGTTAAACTTAATTCACTAGTTTATGCAAACTTATTACCAGCTATTAATTTAACATTTACAAGAACACTAGTAGAACCTAATGATGTTACTATCAATGCTAACGGAACATTTGTATTAGTAAATCCAATACCGTTAAATGTGGTAATAAATGTAACAGGTACTATTAATCCAGTACGATTAGACGATCCGTATTATGGAATATATAGTGGCGCAAATATACAAACAAATGACAATGCTGTAATAACAACTCCAGTGTACAATGGAACTACAGGATTTTCTATTACATTGCCAAATACATTTACAGTAGTTGACGGTGATAGATTTATTTTTAGAAAGAACACAAGTGATGGATCAGTGTCACCAGCTGAAGCTGATTATGATACTTCATTAATTGGTGGCAATTTATCTTACACAACAGCAGTTGGTATTGCGGCCGATGACATCTTAGTTGACGGTGATGGGTTTATAACACCTACATCAAGTCCAGCACCTGAAGAAGTTGTTCCTGGCCAAATAGTAGATGCAGTTGCTATCAAAGTATATGACAGGCCTAGTTCAGGTTCTGCAACTATGAAGGTAGATAATTTTGTAGCTACAGGAACTCAAAGTACATTTGTTATGTCGCAACAACCCAACAGTAATAAAGCAGTTATTGTCAAAGTTGGAAATTTCATAAAAACTTCAGGTACTGACTATTCAATAGATTATAAAAATAAATCAATAACTTTTGTAACGCCACCGACTGTTAATCAAATTGTTAGCATTTTTAATATTGGATTTAATGGTTCAAATTTACTAGATCTCGATTATTTTATAGGAGATGGTTCTACAGTAGAATTTATTACTAAAGCACCTTGGTTGTCAGCAATTACAACATTAATTTATATAGACGGAATACCAACAGCACCTGAATTATTCCAAACAGATAATTCCTATGACTTTGTTAATGCAGTTGGGTTAAGATTTATAGATCCACCAACAGCTGGAAGTCTTATTAATTTTATTGTTGTAAGCGGCTCCCAACAAACTTTTGCAATTACAAATACAGAACGTGTTGCTACGGACGGAGTGGCTAAGACTTATAAATTAAGTAATGCTGTTGGAGTTACATACCCACTAGAATCCAGTATGTTAGTGCGTGTTAATCAAACAATACTCAAAGGTCCAAATGATAATTATTTCACTATAGAAAAAAACAGATTAAGTTATACTCTTGATCCTGCTAAAGTTTTACCTAATTCCGTAGAATTAGATGACGTTAATGTTTTAGCTGACGGTGTTAAACTATCATTAGGAAAAGATTATACAGTTGATTTATCTGGAATCACAATTAAAATTACAAAGGCTGCGTATTTGAAATATAAAAATACCTCGTTGATTGTAAGCATTACTAGTAATCAAGGATATTTTTACAATCCAGCTACTCAGGAAATCACATTTAATTTAGTTTATAGTACCAATGATATTGTTGAGGTTGTAAGTTCTTACAATCATGCAATATTAGATATGCAACGAACAGAGATCAACATTACTTCTAATGTATCGTTAACTCCTGATACATTGGAATTTTACTATTATTCAGAAATTAAATCAGGATTAATACATTTAGATAGGTCAGTAATTGATGATAATTATCTGTGGGTTATTAAAGATAATACGTTGCTTGTTCCAAGTATCGATTTTAAAGTTAATGATGATAGAAAATCTATTCAATTGGCGGTTTCTCCAACTACCAATCAGGCAATAACAGTTATCACTTTCAGTAGTAACGTATTATCGTCTGGTATTGCGTATCAGCAGTTTAAAGATATGCTTAATAGAACTCACTTTAAACGTTTAAGTTCAAATAAACGAACTAAATTAACTCAACCGCTATCATGGAAAGATACTATTATAGCTGTTGAAGATGCAACAAATTTTGATACTCCAAATTCTTCAAAGAATTTACCAGGAGTGGTTGAGATTAACGGAGAACGAATTGAGTATTTTTCTAAATCTGGCAATACTCTAAGTAGACTACGCCGAGGTACTTTGGGAACAGGTGTTAAAAATCTATATGCTGTTGGCACAGCAGTACAGGATATTGGACCTACAGAAACAGTACCCTACACTGAAAGTTCTATTGTGGAACAAATTATTTCAGATGGCACACACATTGTTAATTTAGGATTCACACCAACAAAGTCAAAAGAGATGTGGACATATAGATCTGGTTTTACCAGTAACATTCCAACCGGGTACGGACAATCTGATGATATTGAAGTGTTTATTGGTGGGTACAACGACGGAGCAATTTGGGCGCCAAATATTGTATACCCAGTTGGAGTTATTGTAAATGTTGGTAGTTATACCTACAGATGTACAGCAGGACATACTAGTGGATCTAACTTTATTGATGATGTTAATAAATGGGAGTTTTTTGTAGGTAATATTCGATTAAAGAAAAAACCTTACAAGATGCACAATGTTAACAACGCTCCTCGTAGCCCTGCTGGGGATGTGCAGTTAGATGCTGAATTTGCCGTTGACGGGTTGACAAATCAGTTAAGATTAACTCATTTACTAAGTACAGGAACGCAAGTAACTGTTGTTAAGCGCACCGGCACCGCCTGGGACAGCATAGTAAATATTCAGAACGATACTAGCAAAATTTCTGAATTTTTAAAGTCTAGCCCTGGAATTTGGTACACAGATTATAAGAATTAATTTAATAAACTAGCAGATAATAGCTGTTGATAAATATAAGATAAAGAGAGATTGATATGCAGACTAAAGACGCAACTGGAATCCATATAGAAGGTCATATTAAAATATTTGACCCTGTTTCCGCTGAAGTTTATATTGATAAACGCAACGCAATTCATTACGAAAATATCAGCATTGCCCTAGCAGAAAGTATGGCTAACAGCGGTCAAGGTTTTATTTACACAATGGCATTTGGAAACGGCGGAACAGCAATCGATCCTACAGGTATTATCACGTATCTGACTCCAAATACCAGTGGCACAAATGCAAGTTTGTATAATCAAACATATAGCAAGGTAATTAATAACAATGCCAGTACCAACCTTGATCCTACACGAAATTTTATAGAATCTCGACACGTAACAGGCACAAATTACACTGATATTTTTGTTACTTGTTTACTGGACTACGGCGAGCCTGGCGGACAAGGCGCATATGACACTGCATCAGATAACGAATCAACTTTTGTTTTTGATGAATTAGGTTTACAAAGCCGCAATGAAGACGGTTCGGCCTTGTTATTAACCCATGTTGTTTTTCACCCGGTACTTAAAAGTCTTAACAGATTGATACAGATAGATTACACTGTGCGTATACAAAGTTTAACTGGCCTAGTGGGAGTTTAAACCATGACTTATCAAGTTACCTTTACTGAAGCAGATAATCCAGCAAAACCGCCATTAGTTGTTCAAGATCTAAGTCTTAACAGTCAAACAAGTATATCATTTGTTGGACAAAACTATTCAGGATATGGGCCAATAATTGCCAACAATTTTTTACATTTGTTAGAAAATTTTGCTAGCCCAACGGCTCCAAGTAGTCCTGTTGAAGGACAGCTATGGTACAATACTGCTGTTAGTACATTATATGTATGGGATAGCACCAGCTGGAACACAGCAGGGTCATTAAAAAAATCAACAAGTGCTCCAGAAGTTGCAAATAGCCTTCAAGGAGATTTGTGGGTTGATACTGCAAACAGCCAACTATATTTGTTTTCAGGATCTAATTGGTTACTGGTTGGACCACAGTACAGTCAAGGCACATTAACAGGGCCAATAGTTGAGAGTATTGTTGATACAAACAATATTTCACATAGCGTAATTTCTAATTATGCTTCCAATGCATCAACTAGAGTCAGTTATAGAATCAGTATTGTTAGCAAAGATACATTTACTCCCAAACTGTTGGTTCCTGGATTTATCACAATTAATCAAGGTGTTAATTTAAGTACAGTAGATGCCACTAGCACATCTAGTCTTACAAGATTTTGGGGTACAGCGCAACAAGCTGACGCATTATTAATTGGCACAACAACAGTTCCTGCGGCAAATTTTTTAAGATCCGACACTAGTAGTGTAAGTAATTTTCCTATCAGTATTAGATCAAGTGGCGGCCTGACAGTGGGTTCTGATCTAAGTTTTAATATTGGAACTTCGGGTAGCTCAACAGTACTTTATAATAGAAATAGTGGCAGTAACATTTCGTTTCAACTGAATAGTGGTACTAGAACTCAAACAACATTGTATCTTGATTCAACAGGCAAAATTGGAGTTGGTTTAGATAACACAAGTCCAGCTTCAACTTTAGATGTAGCAGGACTAATCACAGTTAGTACAGGAATAAATGTTACTGGTAATACAAATTCAACCAGTTTAACTACTGGTAGTATTAAAACGCAAGGGGGACTGGCTGTTACACTAAACAGTAATTTTGGCGGAACTGTTTCAACATATGGTAATATACTAACAAATAATTTAATTAACGGAAATCCCACTGCTGGCCCAGTTATATTACCAGGTGCAGATTCAGCAACTGGGTTATACGATATTGGATCTTCTGCTAGAAGATTTAGAAACATTTATGCACAATCATTTATTGGAACTTTTAATGGTAGTTTTACTGGATCATTAGCAGGAAGCGTAAATGGCAGTGCCGCAAAATTGGCAAGCCCAACACAATTTAGTTTAACAGGTGACATATCTAGCAATATTGTTAGTTTTGATGGCCAAAGTAGTTCAAGTCAAGCAATTTTTACTACCACAGTTAGTAATGCTATTATCAGTAATAAAACTTCAGTATCGGATACTACACTTAGTGATGAATTTTTAATGCACCGACCAGGAGTTGGATTATTAAAAACAACTAAACAAACATTATTAAACCATGTTGCAACAATGCCAGTTGGTTGTGTAATGCCATTTGCAGGCGTAATAATTCCAACAGGATACTTGTTATGTGACGGAAGTGAATTGCCAATAAGCACTTATTCTGTATTATTTGGAGTAATTGGTTATACTTACAAAGCGGCAGTATTATTACAAGGATTAAACACATTTGCAATTCCTGATCTTAGAGGAAGGTTCCCGTTAGGTCGAGACAACATGAGTAACGGATTAACAGTTCCTTACAAAGACGGATCTGGTACGCAGATCAGCGCAGGCGGTGGAGCCGCAAACCGTGTCAGTGATGTCACAGCAGACATACTTGGAACAGGATCGGGCGCCCAACAGGTTACCTTAACTTCGTCAAATTTACCTGACCACAAACATAGTTTAAAAAGTGATAGTAATACTCAGTATTATGCAGTTGGCATCCAAAATGCTCCAGCAGATCCTTATTCTGCTGGATCAGCAGTATCGTTAGCGGCAGCAGGCAGCACAGGGCAAGGACAAGCATTGTCAAATAGTGGTGGAATAATATCAACGCAAACAGGAGCATCCATCAACATTATGAATCCTTACGAAACTATTAATTATATAATTTTTACTGGTGTCATATAATGAGTTATACTATATTAAAAACAGACGGATCGGCATTAACTAGTGTAGTAGATGGCTCGATTGATCAACTTGCAACAGATTTAACGCTGATAGGAAAGAATTTTTCTGGGTTTGGTGTGTTCATTAACGATAATTTTGTTAGATTATTAGAAAATTTTTCCAATACAGTAGAGCCTAGCAACCCAATAACTGGTCAATTATGGTATGATACAACTGAAAATCGTTTAAAAGTATATAATGGAACGCAATTTGTTGTAAGTGGCGGCACTATAACATCAAGTACACCTCCCAGTAATTTAGCCGCTGGCGATTTATGGATTGATAATATTCGTGAGCAACTATATTTTAATGATGGTATTGCAACACTGTTGGCAGGCCCAATTTATTCAGCTCAGCAAGGATTGTCAGGGTTCACCGTTGAAGACATCTTGGATTCGAATGAAATTTCTAGATCAGTGGTTTATTTGTTTGTGGCTCAAACTTTACTAGGAGTTTTTAGTAAGGTTGCATTTACCCCCAAAACACAAATTATCGGAATGCCAGTGAGTTTAAATGTGGGATTCACATCTAGTACAATTTCAGGATTTGTATTTGACACTATTACTACTAAAGCAAATGCTTTGGTATCAGCAGAAGGTATATTAAAGACAGCAGAAGACTTTGTATCAACCAGCAATGACAGTCAGAGCACTGGGACACTTAGCATACAAAATTCAACTCCTTTGAAGTTGGGCACAGGCTCGGACAGTGAGCTATATGTAACGTCGTCTGTATTTAATATTAAATCAAATAGAGCAGATCAAAATTTTCAAATTCAAACTAAGACTAGCTCATCACAGCCAGTTGCATTTTTTATCAACGGTTCTGCAAACAAGATAGGAATTTTTACTCAAACACCAGAAACAACATTGGATGTAAACGGCGATCTTACTGTTCAAGGAAGTTTAGTAGTAAAAGGCAACACACTCACAGTCAATTCAACAACGTTAACAGTTACTGACAAAAATATAGAGTTGGGAAAAATTTCATCACCAACAGATGTATTAGCTGATGGCGGCGGTATCACGTTGAAAGGAACAACTGATAAAACTTTTAATTGGATTGACAGCACTGATTCGTGGACAAGTAGCGAGCATATAAATTTAGTATCGGGAAAAACTTATAAAATTAATGGTCTTGATGTTATAACTGCAAACAGTTTAAGTTCGTCAATTATTTCAGCACCTGGATTACAAACAATTGGTACATTAACATTTTTTCAAGCAGCCAACATTGGGATTGCTACAAACATAATAAGTTTTGTGAATCCTGTTGCAGGCAATGGTAATGTTGTTTTAAAACCAAAAGGCACCGGCAGTGTTGATGTTAGTTCAGCTACTATTACTAGTGTAGCAACCCCAGTGAATTCAACAGATGCGGCAAACAAAACTTATGTTGATACACAAATACAACTTGCATCTGTTGCATTGTCTTTAACCACAACTGGGTTAACTAACTCACAAATAGCAATTAATTATTTGAGCAAAGTATTTCCGTCTGCCGAACACCAACCAAATACAATTTGTCGAGTGGTTTGTACAGACGGCGTAACAGTAACTATACGGCAGTTTCAATTGCTAGCAGGAACGTGGACTTTTCAGTTTAATGTATAATACACATGAATAATTATTAATAGAGAGCGACAATGTCATATAACATAACTAAATTTAACGGAGAACAATTTGCACTAGTTGCTGATGGCACCATTAACAACACTTTAGATATTACTCTAATTGGTAAAAATTATGCTGGCTACGGTGAAAAACAAAACGAAAACTTTTTGTGGTTGTTAGAACATTTTGCTAACGTAACTCCGCCTCCTAAAGCTACAAAAGGACAGGTATGGTTTAACACTACTTCTGATAAATTAAAGTTAACTGTATACGATGGCGTAACATGGAAACCTCTTGCAATTAACAGCGTAACAACGCCAAGCAATCCTGTTCCTTCTATTAATCCTCAGCTAGGAGATATGTGGTACGATGAGACCTCAAAGCAATTAAAAGTTTTTAACGGAAGCGATTACACATTAATTGGACCTCAAAGTGTTACCGGTTATGGTGTTACACAGATGAAGAGCGTTGAAATAGAGGATAGTCAAAGTAATTTTCGTGCTATCCAAGAAGCATGGGCAAATGGCCAACGAGTATTTGTTATAAATTCTAATGCAGATTTTACTCTTAAGAATAATGTTACTGGATTTACAACAATTTTTCAAGGTATAACATTAAATTCTTCTTATAAATTATACGGTACTGCAACAAATTCTGAAAAACTAGGCGGACAATTGCCTGCATTTTATGCACCGATAACAAATCCAACATTTTCAACTGGTATTAATGTTCCAAATGATGGAATTAATATTGGTACAGCATTTACTATTAAAAATCTTTCTGGTATTCCTACTATAAAAAATAATTCAGGAGATACTGTAAAATTTCAAACTACTAGCGGATCCACAGTTAATACTCCTTTACAGTTAGTTGGAAAAGATATACTACCCAGTGTTAATTTTGGAACAGACATAGGTAGCGCACTGGCACAATTTAATAATGTGTATGCTAGTTATATATATTCAACTGCTCAAAAAGCAGATTCATTAAACTTATCCGGCAATTATTTAACAGCAAGTACCAGTGCAGGCCCAAATACTATTGCTGCCAGAGATTCTTCTGGTAATCTAACTGCAACTAGATTTTTTGGTCTGGTAGAAACTGCAACAACTGCAACAACTGCTCAGACAGCAAACTATGCTACAAATGCACTTCGAGCAGTTAGTTCTAATGAAGCAGACTTGGTAGCATGGGCAAATGTTTCAGGAAAACCAACCAATTTTGTTTATAACAATAGCGAAACTTATAATATCAGTATCACTGGTAATGCTCTAACAGCGTCAGGTGTTCCTTTTTCGGGGATAAGAGATACACCAACTACATTGTCTGGATACGGAATTACTGATTCAGTAGCATCCAGCAGTCTTGCAAATTCTGCTACTATAACGGCCCGTACTGATGCTGTTATAGATACCATAGTGCTTAGAGATCAGTTTGGTAATAGCTCTATTAAAAAATTATATGCAGACGGTCTAATAGGATCCGCAGGCGGATCCTTAATAACCGGAACATGGACGTTGGATGTGGGAGCAAGATTCCAAGCAACGTATGCTGACTTGGCTGAAAGATTTGAAGCAGACGAATTTTATGATGCTGGAACAGTAGTTGAACTTGGCGGCACTGCTGAAATTACGTCTGTTAAAGATGATTTAAGTAGTAAAGTATTTGGAGTTGTTAGTACCAGTGCTGCCTACTTGATGAATTCGCAAGCAGGCACCGATCAAACTCACCCTGCAATTGCAGTATCTGGACGAGTTCCAGTTAAAGTTAGCGGTAAAGTTAAAAAAGGCGACAGATTAGTTAGTGCTGGAAACGGCATTGCTCGCGCCGCAGACGTATCAGAAATTACTGCTTTTAACACCATTGGTCGAGCATTAAAAGATAAAAATACAACTGGAACTGGCATAGTTGAAGCAATTGTGACAATAAAGTAAGAGTTATATTAGCATAAATACTACAATAAGGAACGAGCGAAATGTCATACTCAATTAACAGATGGAATGGAACTTTATTAAAGACGGTTGCCGATGGTACTGTTGACACTTCTCTTGACATCAAATTAATTGGAAAAAGTTATGCAGGATATGGACAAGCACAGAATGAAAATTTTGTACACCTGTTAGAAAATTTTTCCAATTCTGTACAACCTCCTAGCCCTTTGTCAGGCCAAATTTGGTTTGATAGCGGAAATAAAAAATTAAAGTTTTATGATGGTAATAAATTCCGTAATGCAGGAGGTGCTGAAGTTAGCATAACTGCTCCCACAGGATTGAGTACTGGAGATTTTTGGTTTGATTCAAGTAGTAAACAGCTTAAAGCATGGGACGGAACTACATTTCAGTTAATTGGACCACAAGCAGTAACAGGTGCCGCAACTACACAAATGCAAAGTGTCAGTGTAAGAGATTCAACCGGCGGAACACATGCTATAATTGAAGCTATTAACAACGGAAATGTAGTTTTTACAATCAGTTCTGATGCTGACTTTATTCTAGATAATACTGCTAATGCTATTCCAGGTTTTACTAAAATTCGTCAAGGTGTAACTTTATGTTATTCAAACAACGATGCTCAAGAAGGTCAGACAACTTCAAGTCATAGATTTTACGGAACTTCTACTAATTCGGATCGTCTAGGCGGATTAACTGCTAGTAATTACATACGTTCTTCAAATGCTGGTTTTAGTTCATTAGTTAATTTTTCTGATACAGGTTATACAGTTGGTAATCCAATAGCTAAATTAGCAGTATTTAATGACGGTGCAACCACACCAACTATCCAGTCAATGGTAAACAGTACACCAATTGTATTTCAAACTAAATTAGCAGACAGTTCAACAGCATATCCAATGAAAGTATTAGGTAACGATGTGTTACCAGGTTCTTTAACTGCTACAAACAATTTAGGATCTGTATCATTGCAATGGAAAAATGTCTATGCCGGATATTACTACGGTACTGCTCAACAAACAGATGCATTATTAGTCAGCGCACAATACGTTCAAACAAATACAGTTTTACCAACTACTACTAATAAAACCAGTGTTGTGGCACGTGACAGCAACGGAGACTTTACAGCAAGAAACATCACAGCAACAGTTAGTCAAGCTGATACTTTAAAATACGGAGCCACGTATATTTCTACAAGTGTTACGTCAGTAGCTAATTCAATTGTAGTTAGAGATGCTAATCAAAGTATTGCAGTTACTTATATGTCAGGGACAGCTCAACAATCAGATGCGTTAAAAGTTGGCAGTGATTACTTATCCGCTTCTACGACTGCTGTTAATACTGTTGTAGCAAGAGATTCGTCAGGCAATTTTACAGCCAACGTTATTACTGCAAGTTTGACAGGCAATGTCACAGGTATTGCAAGTAAATCTGCTCAATTGCAAATTGACGGTAATTTATATGCTTCAGCAATTACTAACTCTTTGGCAAATACCATCGTAGTTCGTGATGCTAGCCAAAACATCACAGTGCTTAAAGTAACTACAAACGAAATTACTAAAACTGGAACAAATGGTGTTGGCGATATTGGACAAACTGGCAACAGATTTGGTGTAGTGTACGGTACTTCAACAAGTGCTTTTTATGCTGACTTGGCTGAAAAGTATCTTGCTGATACTGAATATGAGGTAGGTACAGTTATGTCAGTTGGCGGTGACAAGGAAGTTACTGCCAGCAAGTTTGGTGATCGTGCAATTGGTGTTGTAAGTGCTAATCCAGCTTATATTATGAATGATGATCTAGTTGGTGGTACCAAGGTTGCACTAAAAGGTCGAGTTCCAGTTAAAGTTATAGGAGCAATTGAAAAAGGTCAACGTTTAGTTGCCGCTAACCATGGAACAGCCATGGTCGCAGTACCCAACGCTAACGATGTATTTGCCATTGCTTTAGAATCAAATAACTCTGTCGAAAGCAAGTTGATTGAATGTGTTATTTTATAAATAAAAACGATTAAGGATATCCTATGGCAGTCGTAGCAGGAACAGATAAACCAACAGCGGCACAGTATAATAGTATTCAAACCACTATGAATACAGTGTTGGCCACAAGATGGGGCCAAACTCCAAGTAGTAGCCAACTTACATTACCTGGTACAAGTACAAAAATAACGTCAGCCGCGTGGACTAATTTACGATCAGATATTTTAAAAGCAAATAGACATATCTATTTGGTTGCCAACCGTGGAACACTAACCGATCCAACAACTAGTACAGTCATTGCCGCCGCGGATTACAATGCTTATGAAACAATGGCAAACGATTCTTCTACTAATTACTTACAATTTCCGTATGACCACCCGTTAGGATCAATAAACTCAGTTGGGTTTCAAATGAGTTCAATACCGCAGTGGGGAAGATCTACTAGAAGTAAGTTACAATATGTTCTTCTTGGAAGGTTTCCTTCCAATGCTGGTGCTAGATATTTTTATAATTCTGGCGGCCAGACTAGATTTGATACTATACTAACAGGCGCCGGCGTGGCCAATGTAGGCTCTAAGGATTATTCTTGGAGAAGTGCTGTAAATGAAATGGGTACACTGGTCATGACTGCCAATGCTACTACATCAATAAATACCACAGCAGGACTTGGGGGTACTGGATCTGCAATAGGATGGTATCAACTTACCACGTCTGATCAGCTTGTATTTTCTAAGAGCACAACCACTTACAGCCCTAATTCAATTAAAATTTATGCTCGTTGTAACGGAGATCCTGCTACTACAGCAACTATACTAACATTAACAATTGTATATTTTGACGAAAACGATCCTGCCGGCACATACACAATTGACGAAGATGTTGGTGCCACGTTTCAAGTAAATTTAGCGTCTTACTACAGTTCTGGAACTGGTGAAGTTAATGTTACTGGTTATCGTCCAAATCTTGAACTAAGCACGGGCCCAACTGTTCTTGCATAATCAGATCTTTGATGTTCTAAATTCTTGACAACATAACTACTGTAGTGTATTATAGTACACTACGGAGTTTATCTATGGATGAGAGAATTGAAAAAGCCTTTGAAGTTGCTAACTATATGGCAACCTTATCAAATCAACGGCGTATAGTTTTAGAAGAATACAATCAAAAATTAGTACACTATATTAATGGTGCTACATTTCAAATTACGCCTGAATTAATTAATTTTACTAAAACATTGTTGGATATTGGAAAAACAACAGATGTTACTTTAGTTGACTCTAATAATTTTCCAGTGTGCATATCTGACGTTCAAAAATTCTTTGACAGTATCGTAAATATTTACTTTGAAGCTACCAATGAATACAATGTTAAATATTTGACCTTGAAATCTAAACGCAGTATCCTTGCTATAGTTGACCTATGACCAACGGTGCTGTAATTTTTGCGCAAAATAGTGCTAATTTAGATTATATAAAGATGGCAGTTTTTTCTGCTAAAAAACTAAAAGAGCATTTGGATATTCCTGTCTCGCTTATCACAGACAGTGCTGGATGGCTTGAGCAAGGCTATCCTGACCATGTGTTCGATAACGTTATATCTATCGACTCCCCTCCAAATAATCAGTACAAAAAAATAAACGATGGTACATTGACAAGTAAACAGATTGAATGGAAAAATCTTACCAGAGATAGAGTTTATGAATTAACACCGTATGATAAAACTTTAGTTATAGATAGTGATTATATTATTAATTCTTCTATATTAAAACCTGCATTTGATAATGATTACAATTTTCAAATTTATAAACGTAGTATGGATCTTGCAATGTGGAGACCCACTGCGGAGTTTACTCGGGTCAGTCAATGGAGTATTCCGTTTTATTGGGCTACCGCATTTATCTTTACAAAAAATAATATCATGGAATCGTTTTTTGATTTAGTAGCATATATCAAGTCTAACTGGACATATTTTAGAACCTTGTATTGTATAACTTCAGGAACTTATCGAAACGATTTTGCCTTTAGTATTGCTATTCATATTATGAATGGAAAAACAAATGGACAATTTGCAATAGAGTTACCAGGTATAATGACTTATTGTACAGATAAGGATTTATTAATAAAAATGGATGGTAATCAATTTCAATTCTTAGTTGAAAAAGAAAACTATATTGGTCAATATACTGTAGCAAAAACTCAGGGCATAGATATCCATGTCATGAATAAACTAAGTTTATGCAGATGTATAGATGGAGGTTCTGGTGTCTAAAGGATTTTTAATTTTTGCACAAAATACAGACTGTGTTGATTATTTAGAGCAGGCTTATGCATTGGCCCTTTCAATAAGATATAGTCAACATTCTATTAAAAATGTATCAATAGTTACATCGGATAAAGTTCCTAAAAAATATAAATCAGCGTTTGATAAAATTATACCTACACCGTGGACAGACAAATCTACAAATAGTAGATATGCAACTGAGCATAGGTGGAAATTGTATCACATTAGCCCTTATGATGAAACAATAGTACTGGATGCAGATATGCTGATGCTAGAAGATATATCAACTTGGTGGGATTATTGCGGTAACTATGATTTAAAAATATGTTCTCGCATTAAGAATTATAAACTAGAAGTTGTAAAAGACACATTTCATAGGAAAACGTTTATTGCCAATCAACTGAGTGAACCTTATGTAGCACTGCACTATTTTAAAAAATCTGATAGTGCATACGAATTTTATAAGACACTTGAATTTGTTTGCAATAACTGGGAATGGTGTTGGGATAAATTTGCTCCGGTTGAATACCAAAATACGTGTAGTTTAGATTTAGCAACAGCAGTTGCTATTGAAATACTCATGTGTCACGATACTATATTTGACAAACATAGTCCTTTAGAATTTATTCATATGAAGGCCCATTTACAAGGATGGGATTCTCATAGTGAAAATTGGCAAAATACTGTTCCTGTAGTTTTTAATGCTAAAGGAGATTTAGTTGTTGGAAACATCAAACAGAGTAAACTTTTTCATTATATAGAAAAAGATTTTATTACTCCTAAGCTACTTAAACGTTTGGAGGATTTAGTAAATGGCCAAATTTAAAAAAAATCTAGATCCGCCGGTTCATACGTATTATGCTTATTTTAATCCTGAAACTGAGAAGTTTCATTCGTCTTCAAATATGTTAGACCTATCTCTAACTCATTATGCCATAATCAAAGTCGATGAGCACATAGCGTTATGTTCGGGTAAAATAAAATTAGATGACTGTATGCTTGACAAACAAGTTGACTTTGACGGAACAATTACATATAAATTAATAACTCCTCAGTTGCAAAATGAGTTTAATTTTCAAAATACACTACTAGAGTGGGTTTTGGAATCGCCTGTAAAAGATACAGAATTTACAATAGAATGGAACAAGGTAGATCGACAATGGGTATTCTATATTTCAGATGCAGGACGAGAAATTCTAGAAGGTCCAATGTACGATAGTACTTTGGTATTTTTTGTCATGCTAGAAACAGATTTTGATTTTTTGATTAGGACATTTTATATTAAATTACATACTATATTAAAAGAAGGAAAATTAGTGTACGATTTTGAAAGTAAATTAGAGGATGATATTAGCAAACTTTCAATATCAACTAGACGATTTTTTAACAGTTACGGATTAAAAATAAATGATTAAAATTATAGAACAGGATATTGTATTTTTAAGTTACGACGAGCCCAATGCTGAAAAGAATTATGCAGACTTATTAAAAAAAGTACCATGGGCAAAACGTGTGCATGGAGTCAAAGGCAGCGATGCCGCGCACAAAGCCTGCGCCGCAGTCAGTGAAACAGAATATTTTGTTACGGTAGATGGTGACAACATCATAGATCCTAAATTTCTCGAAGTTGAAATTGATGTTGAAAAATTAAAATTAACTCCGGATCATGTATTCAGTTGGTGCGGCAAAGTTCATGTTAATGGACTTATGTATGGTAACGGCGGCCTGAAATTATGGACACGCAAATTTGTTAACGAAATGAAGACACATGAAAACAGTGATCCAACCGATAAAAAAGGTCTAGTAGAATTTTGTTTTGATGACAAATATTATCAGTTTAATGAAAACTACAGCGAGAGCTTTACTAATGCCACACCATTTCAAGCATGGCGAGCAGGATTTCGCGAAGGTGTAAAAATGTCATTAGATCAAGGATCTAAAGTTCCTGATCTTAAAACTATTTGGTGGCAAAATTACGATAGATTACTGATTTGGTGTAATGTTGGTGCAGATGTTATAAACGGTGAATGGAGTATGTACGGTGCTAGAGAAGGTGCTTATCTCACTAACTGCACTGATTGGGATTATGCTAATGTGCGTGATTTTGAATGGCTTACTAACAAATGGAGCAACAAGTATAGTAAGATCACAGATGAAATGCTACCATACGAAATAATGGGCTTGGGCGAAACATTAACACGCGAGTGCGGTTTAGAAATGGCAGAGCTATCCACAGACGGCAGTAAATTTTTTAAAGCAGTGTACAACAATTCTCCAAGAATTATTCGGAGACGCTGATGTACGACATTGTGTTTATATCATTCAATGAACCAGATGCTGATAGTCGATATTCTATTTTAGTAAAACGAGTATTAAAATTAAAAAACGGTATTCATAGAGTACATGGTGTTAATGGAATTCATCAAGCTCATATAGCCGCCGCAAAACTTGTACGTACCAAAATGTTTTGGGTAATTGATGCAGATGCTGATATACTTCCTAACTTTAAATTTGATATAGATTTAGATCCTAGCGAAGAAGATATTGTACACGTTTGGAGAAGTATTAATCCAATTAATGGATTAGAATATGGTTATGGCGGCGTTAAATTATTGCCAACAGGATTAACACGGTCAATGGATGTAACTAATCCAGATATGACAACTAGTATAAGCTCTCGATTTAAAGCAATGGAAACTGTTTCAAATATCACAGCATTTAACACGGATCCTCTCAGCACATGGCGCAGTGCATTTAGAGAATGTGCTAAATTAGCCAGTAAGAGCATTAGCGGCCAAGAGGATACTGAAACAGAATACCGTTTAAAAGTTTGGACCCATACAGGTGGAGATAAACCGTTTGGAGAATACGCCAAAGGCGGTGCCAGTGCAGGTGAATGGTTTGGAAAAACTTATAAAGATAACAAAGAAATGCTAGCCAAGATAAATGATTACACTTGGCTAGAATATGAATTTAACGGGCATGTTAAAATGTTTCCACCGGAAACATTTAAAGGAGACTGGCCGCTAGAGGAAAAATCTCAGCAATCACTTTAGCACAAGCAACAGCAACTTCCTGATGCTCTTTCTGAGTACCGTTAGCACTACGTAGTTCAATAAAGTGTACCCAACTACGTAGTGTACCATTCATGTAAATTCTACTTTCTGTAAGACCTTCTGGCAACACAGCACGAGCCTGTTCTTTTGCTATGCCGTTAGCAATAGCCCACTCGTACTCACGTTTAGCGGCATAGATAACTCGTTGTTGAGCCCTGAACCATTCGTTTTGTAGCAATTGATCTTCAACTGAGACGCTGTTCTGTCTGTTCTTGGGGTCTTGAAGTCTAGCTTCTCTTGTAACAAAATTGAGATCTTTCGTTGGGTCAGCATAGCGTTGAGAGAACTCTTGGAAACTGAAACTTCTATGCCGCAAGATTTGTCTAGCAATGTCCCTAGTGGTTGTGATTTCAATACAGGCGGAGACCATTTCAAGTGGGCTCCAGTGCTGGTGTTTGACCAAGTATCGTATGAGCTTGTCAGATGTCTCGGTGTTAAGTTGGTTGCTTGGGTTGGACACACGGGCGCAATACGCAATGAGTTCCTGCGCATCTGCGATGCCCATATCTGCAAATTCTTTAGTGGGTTGGCTGTAACTGAGTAGTCGAACATGCATTATTTATAACTTCTTTTTTTTAAGGAATTTTTGAGTACTTGCTTCTATGTCTTTTCTTACTTTTTCAGTGTCTAATTTAAAATCTATATTGTCAATTTTTTCTTCGTAAGTTCTAAAAATTTCAGCAAGGCTTTTTTCAAAGGCAGTCCAACCTTCACGTTTAGTTTTGGCTGTTATACGTATTTCCCAAATTTTGCCATCTTTAAAACTAACCAGTACGGTATGAAGATACCTCAAGGGTAACACATTTAATTGTACTTCACCAAATACTTCTGGCCAGTGTGCTATGACATCCTTGGGAAGAATTCTTCCCTGGTTTGTCACTATACTTTCTTTTTGGTCGGAACCAACTCCTCGGCTTTGCGGCGCATTTCAGCGGCTTGCTTGGCCATTTTATCAGCTTGACTACGATAGAATCGTGCTTCAGTTTCGGGACTATCAAACGTAGTGGGTTCATCAGTTTGAGTTGGTTCTGCAACTTTAATAACGGTTTCAGCTTTCTTAGATACTTTAACCTTATCTTCTAAAGATTCTTTTAGAGAAAGATCGTCAACTGACACTCCGCGTTGTTCTGCAATAACTTGATTTAACTCCGATAGTAACAAACTATACCCAGTGGTAGGAGTCATCTCAATAGCGCCTGTTGATACTTTGATTAACCGTCCAGTTGCATGTAGTGCTGGCAACATTCTACTACCGTCAGGAAATTGAGTTCGATCCATAGCTTCGGCAAACTCGTATGCTTCTTGACCAGAATTACTTTCTACCAAATTAATCAATGCATCGTGATATATATCCGGTAAATTTTCTGTTGGAACAATCAAGCAATAATGTGCTTCACCAGGCAGTGTTCTATATGCTATCAAACATTTTTTGTTTGTAGCTTTGACACGACCCACGTGTTTGAGTTCTTGGGCCATATTATGCTCCTGTAGCTGGTGCGGCTGGCGTAGCTGGTGCTGGATTTGCGGCCTGTTGAGCTGCCACCGATTCTAAGAATGTAGTCAATTTAGTATACGTTTGTCCAACGGCTACCATTTCGTTTGGTTTAAATGCACCACGTGAACTAGCAATATCAATGATAACTTTCATTGCATTAAGATCGTTAATTGTAAGTTCGTTTGAAGGTGCTTGTTCGCCTGCGGCGGGTTGTTGTACGGATTCAGTCATGAATATCTCCTTGTGTAAGTACGTAATTAGTTATCTTGTTTGTAAATGCGGACAGGCAATTGTGAAAAAACTTAATTCTTTCTCACTTTCAAAGCCTATTTTAGTAGTATAAACAATGGTGTTAGTGTTGTCCAAAGTAATACCCTGTCCTACATAATACCTATTATTTAAATTCTTTCTGATCCAAGAGTCGATAGATTTGACTAAATTTGGATTATATTTTTCTATAGCCATATACCTAAAATGCGGGCAAGCAAACTCAACCCTTCGTAAGTCAAAATAATTTAAAGGATTGGGTTTGCCGTTTTTAAGACTCATGCTTCTTCAGTTACTTGTTCGTAGTATGCGTATTCGCCCCAAGGTGGAACAATGCTGTTGTTACCGTGAATAATGAATACTGTTTCACAGTAGTTTTCATCACCCCAAGAACCATACGGATATCCGTCAGTGAACATGATAAACTTTTTAGGGTTAATATCGTGTTCTTTCATGTATTCCCAATTGCAATCAAACTCAGTTCCGCCACCACCCATGGGCTTGTAGTCGTCAAATTCATCCATGGAATAACCGTCATAATCAGCTTCGTTGTACACTCGAGTATCAAAGCACCACACTTTAATTTTAAAGTCTTTGTATTCTTGCATAATGCCTTTGATCTCGGTTAAGAAATCTTTTGCTTGTTCGTCACCAATTGATCCAGACATGTCAATGCCCACACAAACATCAATTGTTTCTTGAAATTGTGTACCAGGCAAGATTGCGTTCATATGCCAACCCTTGCGGTTGGGACGCATAAACGAATAATCATTTTTGATGATACTTTGGATTTGCTGACGAATAATTTCACGCCAGTTCATTTTAGGTTCAGTGAGTTCTTTAATCATGCGTTGCACATTAGCCGGAGTATTTCCCGCACCCGCTGCCTGCGCCGCCTGAATTGTTGCTTCGCGAATTTCATCACGAATTTGTTTTAATTCTTCTTTGGTGTATGTGGGCTTTCCGTCCTTGCCGTTTTCGCCCCAGTCAATGTGGTCGTCAAGTAATTGACCTAAAGCGTCTAACTCTTGCTCGTCCATTTCGTCAAAGATTTTGTCGTAGACTTCTTCTGCACCCATACCATAGTATTTTGGATCATGGAAGATTTTAATACCTTCGATATCGTGTTCACCGATACGATCACGTACCAATTGTCCATTTACACAATAGTCAGCGGCAATGTTAAAGATCTTAGCATTACGGCCTTCACGACGGCCCATGTGATCAAATACATTGTGCAAAATTTCGTGGGCAATAACAAACTCGACTTGTTTAACTGAGAGCGGAGTAAAAAATTCACGATTGAAATAAATGGTTCTACCGTCTGTTGCGGCTGTACCCATCCATTCACTTCCTTCTTCAATTTTTAGGCGTGTAGCCATGTTACCAAAGAAAGGGTGACGCAATAACAAACCAACTCGTGCTATAATAATTTTATCTATGATCGGATCTACATGCGACATAATTGCTCCTTAACTGTTACTATGTATATAGTATAACACCTCCCGAAGGAGGTGTCAAATGGTGCTAAACCAAATTATTTGCGACCTTGTTTTTCGGTTGCCGCAGAAATATACTTACCAAATTTAGCGTGGAACGCATCAAAGCATTTGATTTCGTCCGGATCTAACGGCAGTTTGTAAGTGCTCAATGCCAACTTGGTACCCATAATAACCAATTCTGTTTCAAAGTTATTCATCATAAATTCAAAAAAGTTGTTGGTCTGGTCATTCCAATTCTTAGCATTCTTGTCGCAAGCATCTTTCAATTCGTAGCACAAAGACACAGTCAAAGAATACATTGCTGAAATTTCTTTTGAGTCCATCTTCTTAACTTTGCCGCTCAAAATGTCTGTAGGGTTAGGCATTTTACTAGAGTGTTTGCGGTGAGCCATAAACTTAATAGCCAAACCCTCTCCAACAGAACCCGATACCAAGTCAGTCAATGTGTCAGAATCGCAGTCATCGTCGTGCAATAACTCGCTAACAAACGACCAGCTACGAGGAGTAGCAAACGCACGTGAACTAGACTTAGGATCAAAATCGTACAAGTCCTTTTTAGAGAAGCTCAAAAAGCCAACCACGTCCTTGTGAATCTTGTTTTCAGCGGCCCACTCAAAATAGTCTTCCCATTCGACAGTCATTTCCAAGTGAACAAAACGGTTAGCCAGGGGAGCAGGCATACGATAAGTAACACCCTTGTCAGTTTCACGGTTACCAGCGGCAACCATTACCACGTTATCGGGCAATTCATAAGTGCCAACTTTACGGTTAAGCACCAACTGATAAGCCGCGGCCTGAACGCTGGGAGCGGCACTATTCATTTCATCCATAAACAGGATAATTTGTTTATAATTTTTAGCAAATTCTTTGCTGGGCAATTCACCAGGAGGTGCCCATACCATTGTGTTAGAATTTGAATCAAAGTATGGAATACCTTTGATATCGGTAGGTTCCCACAAACTCAAACGAACGTCGATGACGTGAGCTTCAAGTTCAAACCCCAATTGTTTAATAATATCCGACTTACCAATTCCGGGAGGACCCCACAGGAAAATTGGACGTTTATTTTTAAACGCTTTGCGGAGGGATTTTTTAGCACCTTTTGGGCCCACAGTGCGAGAAGTAATTTCTGCCATTTTCGTTCCTATCGTAGTAAAAAAATTGTTGTTTAACGCTGTCTATGTATGTATTATACGGGAGAAGCAGTGAAGTGTCAACGTCTTTTTAAACTATTTTAGTCCAGTTTTGCCAAATCTTTATCGCGTTCGTTCATGGCCTTTAGTAGCCCAAATTTACGAATGTCGTCCGAAAACAACATTAGCTCAAAACCTTTGCGCTCGGAAAATACAGTAATGCTCATATTGGTAAGATAATATGGACAATCCACATACCTTTCCAAAAATATAATTGTTTGTGGACTAAGTTCAATGGGCTCGGTGAATGGAACTTCGTACTCTTTCAAGTCCAATTCTTTAACCAAAAAATCATATCCGTCGTCGCTCAGTCGAAAATTAGTTTGTTTACCAGCACGAGTACTTTGCCACCATTTTCGGCTAAACAATTTTACATTGGTTTCGTCTATGCTTTTGCCCCACTGCTGTAAAAATATTTTGGTTAGAGCATCTCTTGTGATCATTTTATTATTGTGCCTTGCGTTAATTTGACCACTTGGAAGTCTGTAGTTCCAAATGTTAAATTAAGTTTTTTAGCAAGATTAATGGCATGCCCTGGATTTGAAAAACTTGTTTTCTTATATTTTGGTCCAGGATAGCTGGTAAGGCTATTGAAGCTTTTTAGATTGAATGGTTCGTTTTTATAGAAAACAGCCCAAATGGCTTCCGCTTCCAAGATCTGCTCAGATTTATAAGTTTTTTTGTTAGTGTATTCTAACAATACTTGTGGTTTAGGCCTTGACATATATGCATATCCAAATGTACGCATATATTTATCTATTATTTGTTAGAAAAGCCGCCACCGTCCATGGAAACAGAAATAGGTTCTTCGGTTACACCGCGTTTTAATGCGTTGTACATTGTTTCGTAATCTTGATGCAGTTGATCCATTAATTCAATAAGGGCTAGATTCATTAGCCTAGCCTGTTGAATTGGAATCTTAACCTCTTTGCTTTGAGATAATTCTGCAGACCTTACTATTTGGGCAAACTGAGTGATTGGGCTGAGATTAATCGGATTTTGCATTAGACAGTACCTGTTTCATCTCAAACTCTGTTTTAAACGGACCTTTATATGGATTACGTTCCAGTGTGATCAATTTGGGACAAAAGCTCTTAACCCATCCTTTATTGAATTGGATAGTGTAGTAACCTGCACAGTACAAACTTTTACTGGCGTTGCTTTTAGTAAACAGAGGTAATTTATTTCTAACATCATACATGCTGTTATAAGGATTTACACTAGTTGGAAATCCGTGGCAATCAGTTGAATCTGTACCAGTAACTTTAACCTTTTTATTAGTTAAAAAGAAATCTTTACCAAACTGCCTAGTGAGATCGTCTTTTTTATTAAACATGACCTCGCCGCTAGTACTGCTAAGAATAAATTTGTTATTTTCTTTTTTATGCAGTGTAGCAATTTTAGAACCATCCTTTTCAACAATCCAAAATTTTCCATCTATTATTGGCTTTGCATATATCTCTGTCATTATTCTTCCTTGTACTTGGCTTGGAACGGCTCAGCATACGTTTGTATGTTGTCTGCAATTTTCTTCATGTCCCACGTATTGCAGAATTTAAGCATACGTATACCCACTTGATCTACTGCTTTGGGCACTGCATTTGCTTGAATTGTTTCTTTAATTTTAACTCTAACTTCTTCTGGTTGTGCAGTCAAGTCGCACAGTTGCACATTGCGCTGATAATCTTCTAGTACGCGATGCTCGACACCGTTATGGTCGACCCACCGTTGCAACATGAGATTGTTCCAAGAATATCCGCGGCTTTTACGATCCGCAAACGCTTCAGTAAGACCCACTTTGTTTTTAGAACCTTTAGTACGCACACCGGGATATGCTGAAAACACATTGTCGCTGGTATCGCCACGCATACATTTCTCAAACAGCATCCATTCTGGATCTTGTGCTGGCTTAGGTTCGCCGGTCTTTTTGTCTTTAACGGGTTTACCTTTGGCATCAAAGATGCCTTCGTGTGTGATGTGTAAATCGCCTACACCGTTATACTGACTAACAGTGGGGCTAACCAATTGTGCAAAATCACCGTCTGTGCTGATAATAACATGCTTTGCATCTGGATGACTTTGTATCCAACCTGCAATCAAATCGTCTGCTTCTAGATTGGGATGTTGCATCACAGTGCAATTAGTTTTTTCTGAAATGAAGTTTTTAAACTGATCAAATGCTTCCCAGAACAATTTATCTTCGTCTTGTTCGCGTTGCGTCATAGCGTCACGAGTTTCTTTACGATTGGCTTTGTAAGGTTTGTAAACATCTTTACGCCAGCTTCGACCTTCGAGGCAGAACACCACATGAGTGCCACCAAAGTCTTGCCATGCTTTTTTAATTGAGTTGAAAGTAATGTGAAAAGCCATGCCTAATTTAATATCGGCACTGCCTTGCACCACATGTCTAGCACGAAAAAATGTGTTAGCTGTATCAACTATAATATGTGTCATTCTACTTGAGCCCTGCCATTTGGCAATTTACTTACGTTAATATAACCAGCAGTTGCTCGACTTGGATCTTGTCCAGCCTCTGCCAACATGTTGCCTGCTAAATCTCTGAACCAGCGATCCACAATTTCTTCTTCTGGATCGCCATCAAAACCGTAACCTGCTTGTTTCAATTGTACTACAAATTCGTCGTTCCAGTCAAGCTCAAAAAACCCATTCCTAATGTTTTCTTTATTAACATGGGTATTCAAAACAGCAACATATGGCTCACCTTTGGCAGTAGCACGGGCTTTTGGTGTTAACTTGGCCTTTATTTCTTCGTCTTGAGCTTTTTTAGTTTCTTCTTGAGCAATAGTCAATGCCGCTTGAGCTTCTGTTTTTTCAGTTTCAAGTTTATCTATTCCAAATAATTTTTTAATTAGTTTTTTCATCAAGTTCCCCATTCGTTTTTAAACAACGGCACTTGTAAACGGTCACTGTAGCGCCAGCCACGTTTCATTGCCGCCAGTGCTACGTTTTTTGCATTTAAATTGTAAACACTTTCAACACCGCCCACTGGCATCAAATATACATGCCCTTTAAATCCTGCTGTTCTAAATTCTTCTACTGCACGTTCTGCATCTGCAATGTCTGCTTCTGTTGCAACAACAAATTTAAGATATGCTGTGCCAACTTGTTCATATTTGCAAACTACTTCCGGACAAATTGCTTCTTCCCACTTCTCACCACTTGCTGGTAGTTTAGCACTTACGGAGAATGTGACTTCTCTATTCAATTGATGATTGGTGATCTGCCATTTTACTAGATATTCTTTAAACTCTGGTGTAAGTTTCTGAGTACCGTTTGTTTCAAACGTAATTTCTTTCAAACCAGCCATCTTAGGATGATCTAACAACTCTGGATAAGCCTTCTGCCAGCCCAACAATGGCTCACCGCCGGTGATAACCAAGTGTTCATTTTGCCATTCACCGTGCGGAATAATTTCTGTAATTCTGTCGGCAATTGCTTCGCTAGTAAGCATTGGACTAAGATCTTTAAAGTCAGGATGCCAACTGGCATAACTGTCACATCCTGTGCTTACTAGTGGAAGTTCATTATAGGTAGGCCACTTATTATACTTAATTTGTTTTTCTGCCAGCACATCTGCTTCGACGCTCAATGTACCACGTGGCATGCCAAAGCCTGCACATTTAAAGTTGCATCCAAATGTGCGTAAGAATACACTAGGCACTCCCATGTATCTACCTTCACCCTGTATACTATAAAATAACTCAGCTATTTTTATTTTGCTCATATCTTTCCCTAAATCTTTCTACATCGTCGATTGCTGATTGTAACACAGTTGCATAGTTAAGAGCAACCTGTTTTTTCATAATTAAATTTGCTTCAGTATCAATATAACCTTTGGTTAACAATGTCCAAATGTGATACCACCGTGTCTTTGACCAAAAGTTAGTTCTAGTTGTAGTGTAAATGGTTACAGTGATTCCTGTATCTTCAGCTTCGACCCAAACATTATGATCACAATCATTGCTACTGCACTCGCATACAACTCTATATGTTTTTGAGTCGCCCCAACTGTTTTGTTTTAAAATTCCTTCTGCGGGTATTTCGGGTGTCATGCTTCTTCTCCAAACCATTCATCTACCATGGATTCTGCTTCTTGTTGTGTGAGCGCAGGCACAAATATACGAGCAGGTTCTCCTGTTGTATGTTGTACATTAAATTTAATTACACCTCTTGGTATATGGTGTATGTCTCGTTCCACAACAAACTCTTTCAGATGTTTAGCACGATTAATTAATTGATCAGTTAAGTCTTTAGCAGTTGTCATAATATCCTTAGAACTTATAAATGGGTAGTGTGTATATTGGATCAGTCCAACATTTTTTGTGAAATAGAATTTCCATTCTACTTTTGCTATTGTAATATCTTACCTTTAAAAAGTCTTGATCTGTTATGCCCAAAATATTCATCATAGTACCGGTAAACGTACATAGTGTATCTGAAAACATGGGAACAGTATCGGTAACTTCAAATGCACATAGATTACAATCTAAAGTTGCTTTTTCTCTTAGAATTCCAATAAGATAATATTTTTTAAAAGATTGTGCTTTTGCAAACCAGCCATTAACATATAAATTCCATAAAGACTGTTTATCTTTATTAATAAAGAATTGTTTTGCATCTTGATCAAAATTTTGATACATGCTGGCTTCTGTAGTTTGCTTTGATTGTGGGCCATAGCTAAGTGATTTGACATCAGCACCAACACCTGGCGTAATCATAACATCGATTAAACTATGTCCTGCACCATTCCATACAGCACCCGGTATGCTATCAGAAACAACATATTCCCAAAGCTCTTTACCCATGCTTAATGGTCTTCCTAGTGCAATATGTTTCCTCAACGGAGCCACTATGGCATCCATTTCAGACTGAAACGTAGCAACAAAACCAGGCCCAAGAAGAGCCATAGTTTGTTGTGCAGTTAACGGGACTATCATCGTGGTGCAAATTCCTGTTGCATTTTAATATTGTCAAAAAACTCTTTCTTTGTACCATGGTCGTCTTTAAACGCACCTTTAAGTACTGTAGTTTGTGTAAGACTAGAATGTGCCATAATGCCGCGATTCTCGCAACAACCGTGCGTGGCTTGAATATAAACACCTAGGTCTGTTGCACCTGTTGCTTTTTGGATTTCTCTAGCTATGTCGTTACACAATTCTTCTTGGAGGGTACCTCGACGAGCACACCATTGTGCAATACGTGTATACTTGGACAGTCCGATGAGTTTTTCTGCGGCAATGATTCCGATGTAGGCAACGCCAACAACAGGCTGATGATGATGACTACACATACTACGGAGCTCACTCCTAACCACCAACATACCTTCGTACCTATCTTCACTATCATTTGGAAAAGCTGTTGCATCTGGTGCTGGTTCATATCTACCTGCCATTATTTCATTAAAATACATTTTAGCAAGACGCCTTGCTGTGCCCTTTGAGTTAGGATCGGTTTCTCGATCAATAAGCAAACGATCAAGAACTGTTTCAAACGCTTCTGCGGCTTCGTCAATTAGTTGTTCTTTGACATGTTCATTAGTAACGTATTCACTGACGTTATCGCCAGCCCAGAACCGTTTACCTTCACGTTTCATTTTAAAGCGAAGATAGTTGCCTAAATACTTTTCTTCTTTATAGTCTTTGTCGTCATCTCCTTGCTGTTCTGCGCCAGCAAGTAGATTTTTGTATATTATGGATTCAGTCATTATTACTCCTATGTTCTTATTATATAGGTTTATTTAGGTTTTTGCAAGTTATTTGTTGCTCGAAGTTGCCTACATGCTTCGCGCATTTCGTTAGTAAAGTCTGGACTTATTTCACTCCAAGTGCAGTCAATCCTAACAACATCACCTCGTTTTGGAAGTGCTAAAAACATCATTGGTATAACTATTAAAAACACAATGATGACCACTGCTATTTTTATAGTCTCTCGCTTAGGAGTATTCTGCATAGGTCTGCATCCTTTTGATTTTTGAAATTAAAATACATAGCATCGTGTTTTGGATGGGTTGCATATCTTTCACCGGGTAACCCAAACACTTCTAACACCATGGCACAGGTTTCATTCCACCAAAACCCGTTTTGATTATCCCATACTACAGTAACAGTGGTGTCTGTCATTTACGATAGTTTCCTCGTTCTGGAATAACATGTCTAACTCCTCCACGAGGATCTGCCATGTCACCCTTACGCCTGGGAATCATATGGACATGGGGATACATGACCGTTTGGCCAGCAGCCTCGCCACAGTTTTGCCCGATGTTGAAACCGTCCCATTTTTTTGACGCAACTCCATCGTATCCAAACTTGTATGCGGCTTTGAAACATTCGTGGAGATTTTCCATTTTTGTTTCGGTAGGCACAAATAACAAATGTCCTTCTGTAACAGCATAAGCATCCTTAAACACCCAAAAAGTTTTAGTTCTATATTCTATCTCAGTCCACGGAGCAAGTTTATTTGCCAGTGCTTTTTCTAACTCTGTCATCTTCTTCCAACATTTTAAGCTCGTCTTTGAGATATGCAAGATAATCAATCAACGTAGTTCTTTTCTTTTCGTTATTTTCACCTTGCACGTTCTTGATATCTTCTTCGACACGTTTTATTTTTTGAATTAGCAATTCAATTTCACCGTTCATTTTCTATACCTAATTCCGCTTGCACCGCCCAGTAACAATGCAAAAGCCGCCCAAGTTTCAAATGTAAATGGAATATTTAAAGATGGAAACAGTGTATTAAGACTCCATATTCCCAACAACGGTCCAATAGCAACGGCAATTACAACTAGAGTAATACCAAAAACAAGTTTAATCAATGCAGATGTCATAGCCAAAATTCCTCCCAAGGATAAACCAACCAACAATCTTCTTCTGCTTTGTTTACAGTCCATACATGGTAATCTGGATCTTTAAATTGACTGCTGATATTATGTGTTAAAAACGCAAATCGAACAGTATCTCCCCAAATGGTAGACCAGTTAGGGTGACTAGGTAATGCATTTGACTGCCAATCTTCTTTGATCCATGCAACAGTAGATCCTTGATCGTTGATGTCGTCAACAATGAGTATTTTTTTACCTTCAAATGCATCTTCAGACATGCCACAATTACTAACACAGTCGCCTCCATCACGTAAACTGATGTCTAAACTATTCATTTTAATACCAGTATACTGACTAAGAAGATTTGCCGGAATAAGTCCACCACGGCCAATGCCAACAATGTAGTCTGGCCGCCAGTAATGATTGCTCATTTGACGAGCAATGTCTAAACAAGCACCCTGTACTTGTTGCCAGTTATAGTATATTTTTTTCATAAAGTTAATGCGTATGCAAGTGAATTTAATTCACTCTTAGTCATAAAAAAATTGTAAGTGCTTGACTCTGTTACTTCGCCTTTACTATTCAATGACTCGTTAATAAGATCAATATTGAATGTGCCTTTTGGGCTTAAACATTCAAATTTTTCCATGCGAAGTCTAAAACTTTCAGACTCTTTAATAACTATTTCCTTTGCAGTGTGTGCAACTGATTCGTGTAATTCTCTCATCATTCTTCTCCTTTAATTGCTTCAAATGTTCTGTACTTACCCAAAGCATGTATGTATTCGTCATACAACTTCTTTAGCTTTGGATGTTTCTTTTCAAGTATAACATCTCTTTCAGGAATATGCAAGACTTTTTCAATGGTATCTAACCGTTCTTCCAAGTCTCTATCATTTATAACAACCTTGCCTTTGACCGTTAATGTTGCATCTTTTTCCAAAACAATTTCGTCTTTGCCAGCAGGTACAGACATAATGGCTTTGCCGTTACTGTTATTAAATTGAGTACTTGAATTAATCCAACTTGTTCCGTTAGATCCAGTTGTTAAAAACTGTCCGCTACTACCGCCTCCTAGACTTGTATTGTTAGTGGTATAAACTTGTCCAACTGTTAGTGGTGGAATTGCGCCATACCCTGGTGAAATATTTACAGTACTTCCAATTAATCCGTTTTTAATGTTGTTTGTTTGCTTCGAGGTAGTTGTCATTATGAATCCATTTATTATCAACAAGAAATCCCCATTCTCGTTTGTGCGGTCCTGGCATAAACAACGTCCAAGGTGTTACACCTTCGCATAGTTCAATACGATGATAAGAAGTAGCACCACATAGGCGGAAATGGCCAGGACCACGCCACATTCTTTCCTCACCAATTTTTTTGCCAATGGAGTCAAATTTAGGAATCCATTCATAATACCCACCTTTAAGAATTAGTGTTGCGTAGGGCCACGGATGATCATGCACATCTCCAGGGTCGCCTTTGTGGAACTTGTGCAAGAATATGTTAAACGGGAAATGTTTACGATCCTTTAAGAACAAGTAGTAACGAGTTAACAACGGCTCGTTGCATTGACGATCCATAATAATACGTTTGCGGTCATGCCGCTCTAACCAATTAAGGTTTAGGTCTTTGATCTTCTGGAGTATCATAATGGTCTTTCACAAGTTTATATGTTGTTTTAAACTTTTCAAAGGCAACAGCCAAGCCTGGATATTCTTTGCACATTTTCTCTATTCTATTGTAGTCTGGCATACAGTCTACAAACTCTTCATTCTTCCAATTAAATGCAGTTGCTCCAACACTATTACTAATTGTATAAGTTCCAGTACCGATGCCAACATTGCCGTTTGAACTAATAGTCATGCCGGTAGTATACATCATATTTGAACCGGTGGTAATAGTAATAGTGTTGGAAGACATAGTAGAAGAATTTAAAGTAATAGTATCGGACAACACTGTACTAATTTCTTGTGCCATGAATCCAGTATTACTTGATGTTATCGAGCAATCCAGTGGCGCTGAAGAATCGTTCATGTAAATCCTTTGCTTGTTTATGTACCGTAGGAACAAACTTTTTATAGTTCTCCATAAACTGAATAATTTTATTACACAAGTCAGGACGAAATACAGTGTATGATTCAAAACTTTCAGTCCATTCACTTGGATACTTGAATGTATCATAATACATTTCTGTGTAGCTGAGTCTGTCTGGCACCATGGGTATAGCATCAACCACAGCACCCTCGTAACAACTAATACCCAGAGTTTCTTGCAAGTTGGCACTGAACACAATCTTGGCACGACCCAACAACTTGTGATATTCGTGTTTGTCTAATTGTGTATCTTGACAAACAACAAACTCGTATTGTGGCAAATGTTTAGCCAAGTCGCGGAATATCTCAACTTGCTTTTCTGGTGCAAGACGATGTGGAAACAGAATTAGATCACGCTTGGGATTGGTACAATAGTTTTCTAATGTATCAGACATATATTCCATGGGCCAGCCAGTGCGTACAAATTTGCCGTCATCGTGACGTTCTTGCCAATCTTCTTCGTACCATGGATTTTCAATTGGTATTCCATTGTGTAGTAGATTATCAAAGAATATCTTTTCGTGAAACTCTGTGGCAAAGTAGTTGTGATTGAATGCGTGGAAGAAACTCAACTCCGCACGTCTCACCCATTTGGCATTGCCAATAAGACGACCTAAAAAGTCTTGAGGATCGTAGCTACCAGCATGCCACAAGCCGTGTATTGTTACTGGAATGCCCAGCAGTTCACTCATGTATTTGAGATTGATGACGCCAGGGTGCCAAGCATCAGTAAATATAAAATGATCACCTGCGCAAACGGCTCCGTCGCAAAATAGCCGACCCATGGTTTCAACTTGTTTAGCCTTGTAGATATTAGTGCCGC